ATTTACTTCAAAAGAAGTAATGTTTACTATTGGAACAAATTCAACTAATTCTGTTTCTTTTGCAATAAATGTAGAAGAGGGTGGCCTTGATATTGAGTTAGATAATATCCCATTCAATGCAGATTTAGTAAAAGAAATATTTAAACATAATAAACGTTTTGAATTAGGGTTTGTCCAAATAAACCCAAAAGGATTAATGACTTTTGCATTTAAATTTGGAGACCTAGAAACTAATTATTACCTTGTACGCAATCAAAACCAATAAAATTATATAAAAAATGGAAAATATACCAATTACACCATTAGCGGATCGTGTTCTGATTAAACCGATTGAAGCTGAAGAATCTACCTATGGGAACATTGTTGTTCCTGATATGGGCAAAGACAGACCAGACTTTGGAACAGTTCTTGCTGTAGGGCCTGGTCGTTATGATAATAATGGGAATTTAATCCCTACAAGCCTAAAAACAGGCCAAAAAGTTATTATGCCTAAATACGGGGCAAATACCGTAGAACTTGAAGGCGAAGAATACGTTCTTGCTTCAGAATCAGAAATATTAGGAATTATAAATTAAAAAAAAATGAGTAAAGTTATTAAATTTGGAGAAGAAGGAAGAAACAAGCTCCAATCAGGAGTAAATAAATTAGCAGACGCAGTTGCAAGTACATTAGGTCCTTATGGTCGTAATGTAGTAACTGGAAATGCTATGGGAGTTCAATCTACTAAAGATGGGGTTACTGTTGCTAAGCAAGTTACACTTGAAGACAAAACAGAGGATTTAGGTGCTCAAGTTGTTAAACAATCAGCTATTAAAACTGCTGAACAAGCAGGTGATGGAACTACTACTGCGACGGTTTTATCAAGAGAAATTTTTAATCAAGCGTTAGAGGCTGTTAGTCATAAATCTAATAATGCTATTGATATAAAGAGAGGAATTGATAAGGCTGTAAAAGATGTAGTATCTTACTTAAAAGAAAACTCCCAGGACATTTCAAACGAGGATCAACTTAAACAAGTAGCTACTATTTCAGCTAATAATGATACTGAAATTGGTACTCTTATAGCTACTGCTTTTGATAAAGCCGGAAGGGAAGGAGTCATTACAGTTGAATCTAGTAAAACTCATGAAACTACACTTGAAGTAGTAGAAGGAATGCAATTTGATAGAGGTTATAAATCACCATATTTTGTTACTGATAATGGCTCAATGACTTGCCAACTTGATGAACCATATATTTTAATGTATGATGGTAAAATTAGTGCTGTAAAGGAATTACTTCCTATACTTGAAAGAGTCAGTCAACAAAATAAATCCCTATTGATTGTTGCGGAGGATATTGATGGTGAAGCTCTCGCCGCTATGATTGTAAACAAAATGCGAGGTATCTTAAAATGTGCTGCCGTTAAAGCACCTGATTTTGGAGAACGCCGTACTATGATTTTAGAAGATATGGCGGCCCTTACAGGTGGTACTGTTATTTCAAAACAAAAGGGCATGAAACTTGATAAAGTTACTTTTGATATGTTAGGCGAAGCTAGAGGTGTTACTATCTCTAAAGAAGAAACTACAATTGTAGATGGAAGTGGTACTGAAGAAGCTATTGAAATACGTCTTAATGAAATTAAAGACCAAATTGAAAAAGCAGAAAGTAATTATGCCCGCGAACAATTACAACAACGTCTTGGAAAACTCGCAGGAGGTGTTGCAGTGATTAATGTAGGGGGATACACAGAGGCTGAAATGAATGAACGTAAAGATAGAGTTGATGATGCTGTTCATGCTGTTAAAGCAGCTATTGAGGAAGGTATTCTTCCGGGTGGTGGTCATGCTTTACTTTGTGCATCATCCCAAATACAACCAGGTTCATTAAATTCTTCCCAAGAAATGGGTTATGAAATTGTCCGCANATCTATTCGCAAACCCTTNTATCAAATCCTTTCGAATGCAGGTTATAANCATGAAAAATGCACATTAGCAGCATTAAATGTGGAGGGTAATTTTGAATTAGGATGGAATTTAGCCACTGAAAATGAAGTCAATATGCTTTCTGAAGGTATTATTGACCCAACTAAAGTTACACGTTGTGCCCTTGAAAATGCCTCATCAGCAGCAGGTATTCTCCTTACTACAGAATGTGTAATTACAGATACACCTAAAAAAGAAAATGAATCTATGCCTGAGCAACCAATGTTTTAATGGATTTATTTGTAGAAAAATACAGACCTCATGATCTTGATAACTTTATTGGTGACAGTACTGTTAGAGATAAAGTTCAAGAATATATAACAGAGGGCACTCTACAAAACCTACTATTGTTTGGTCCAGCGGGGACAGGAAAAACCTCGCTGGCTAAACTAATAGTAAAACAGCTAGAGGCAGACCACCTTTACATTAATGCAAGTGATGAAAGAGGTATAGATACTATTAGGGATAAAATTGTCCCTTTTGCTTCAAGCATAGGATTTAATGGATTAAAAATAATAATACTAGATGAATCAGACTACCTTACTCCACAAGCTCAAGCAACACTTAGAAATGTTATTGAAACATTTAGTAGCTCTTGCCGCTTTATTTTTACATGTAACTATTTGGATCGTATCATTAGTCCTCTACAGTCCCGTTGTGTTGCCTTTGGAATTATACCACCTTCTAAAAAAGAAGTGGGACAACATATACTACAAATATGTGAGCAGGAAGAAATAAAATTTACTAAAGAGGATTTAGGGAAAATAATTATAACACATTACCCTGATATCCGCAAAATCCTTAATACAGTACAAGGTAGTGTAAAAGGAGGTAAATTAGTTCTTGATTCAAAATCACTAATTAATACGGATTTTGAAAATAAGGTAGTAGCTGCCTTAAAAAATAAAGCTAAACTAAATGATATTAGACAAATAATTGCCGATAGTGGTGCACAACAGTTTGAGTCATTATTTAGATGTTTATATGATAATGTAGAAGAATATACTACAAATATTGGTGAAGCTATAATAGTAATTTCCCAATACCAATATGAATATAGTTTTGTTATAGATAAAGAAATATGTGTTGCCGCAATGTTAAATAAATTATTAAAATTATGAGTATAAATTCACAGAAACAAACTTACCAACAATCACAAGAATGGTATAAATGGTTTAATAAAAAGTATAATAGGTTTAGTAAGATATCTGCTAGATTAAATAACCCTAATAAACAAAAATAACTAATGCAACAACAACAAAATTTTAATATAGATATTACCCAAACTACTCCGATAGTTTGTGATAAATGTGGTTGTGAGCATTTTACACAAGTTACTCTTATGCGTAAACTTTCCCCAATGCTTTCTCCTACAGGCCAACCAGCATTAATCCCAATTCCTGTTTATGCTTGCCATAAATGTGGACATGTTAACGAAGAATTCCAACCCAAGGATGACGCCCTTTGATTATTTAAAAATAGTCCATAACAAAAAAGTTAAATGGGAGAATTTAAATAATGAAGAACAAAAAAGTTGGAACACATTTATAATAAACCGTGCTCTTAGTTTCAATTCGGATTATCTAGATATTGTCAATAATCTCCAACCACATACTGGGGGACAATTAACTCCCGCTGAAATATTTAAATATTATCAAGATATGTTACCTAATAATTTTAGATTTAAAAAATGGATTAAAGGAAAAAAAGAAAGCAAAAGAAATCCCCAATTACTAACCTTATTAAGTAGGTATTTCGAATGTTCTTCCAAACAAGCAGAAGATTATTTAAATCTTATGAAGAAAAAAGATCTTAAAACTTTACTTACTAATATAGGTTTACAAGAAGGTGAAATAAAAAAATTAATAAAAAAATGATAGAATTTACCCCCGAAGATGACACAGCCGTGAAATGGTGTGAAGAAAAATACCCCGAACTTACTGCTGAATATAAAAAAATTATGATGGAACAATATATTTTATTTTGTAAAAAACATCGTAATTATGGTTCATCTAACATTAATGTAGGAACAAATTTAGAAACAGAAGGAGACATTAAATTATCCCTCACGGGTCTATGGTTTAGAATGAATGACAAAATTCAACGNNTAAAAAACTTAGTTGTATTAGGGGAACCTGACACAGTAGGAGAATCTGTAGAAGATACATTTAAAGATCTTAGTGTATACGGTATCATAGGACAAATAGTACAGCAAGGTAAATTTAAATAAATTTGGAAAACCAAATCTTTCTTCGTATATTCACGATATGAGCATATTAGAAAATATACAAAATACAGTAGTTCCCGAAATTGATTTTAAAAAGGGCAAACATGTTTCTTATTCACAACTTTCATTGTGGTTATCGTGCCCCCATAAATGGAAATTAATGTATATTGATAAGTTAAAGCAACCCCCAAATATCCACTTAGCGTTTGGTTCAGCAATGCATGAAACCCTACAAGANTATTTAGGTTTAATGTATAATACATCTATTAAAGCTGCGGATGAATTTCCTATTCATGAGGATTTTCAACAACGTTTTTTAAAAATGTATAANGATTANAAAGAACAAATTGGTAGTAATTTTTCTACCCCAAAAGAAATTGCAGAATTTGTAAATGATGGCTTAAATATTATTGATTTTTTCCTTGAAAGACGACAAATGCACTTTACAAAAAAGGGAACTAGACTTCTAGGAATAGAAATGCCTATCCTAACTCCACCACATAAAGATCATCCCAATATTATGTTATATGGTAAACTTGATTTAGTCTTTTATGATGAGGACCTTAAAAAAGTAAGTATTTGGGATATTAAAACCTCAACTAGAGGTTGGGGAAAATGGGATAAAGAAGATAAGATTAAAATGTCCCAAATGGTATTATATAAGAAATACTTTGCGAAACAGTATAATATACCAGTAGAAGAAATTGATTGTAAATATTTTATAGTAAAGCGCAAAATACCTAAGAAGCCCAAATATCCAGCGTCTGCTAGTCGTATCCAATATTATGTCCCTTCCTCAGGAAAGACAACACTTAATAGGGTAACTCGAGACCTCCATGCATTTATTGAGGATTGTTTTAAGGATAATATGTATAACTTGAAGGAGTATACTAAGACTCCGAATGATAAATCCTGTAGATGGTGTCCTTTTAATGATAAACCTGAACTCTGCGATAAAAAAGCTACAATCTAAGGCATTTCCCTTTCTTATAGCTTTT